GGCTCCTCCATTTATGGTCGTATTTCTAGCGATCTATTTGGTTTGAACATTGCCACGGAATCCATGGCTTCATACATGGTTTTGCGTGCTGGTCGCAAGTTTGCTCGCCATTGGGATTGGATGTCATTGGTTCCAACTCCTTGGCTAGACAACGATGTTTTTCTCAAATTTTGCATGTTGGCTTCTCAGGAAAGGCTTAAGAATAGATACGTGAGGTTTTCGTGTTACCTTTGGTCCACAATAGGTTTCACAGGATCCTTTGTACGGAGAAAAGCGCCAAACTTGCTGGTGCCTGTAATGGGCTCATTAGTTGTTGGTGGCTTTTGTGTGCAGAAAACAATGGTGCGCATTGTTAAGAAGCAATTTCGCAATGAGCTTCGTGAACGCAACGTGGTGTCTCCTGCGTTGGAGGATTTCAGGAATAAACACATTGGAACAATATGCAAGGCAGGTGGAGTGGTTGCTGTTTTGTACGGCATATCACAAATATATAAAGCTTGGAGGAAAGTTTTCAATCCTTTCCAGGCCCAGGGTTCATTACATCCAACCACCCAACAAGAAGTGGATAAAAGAGATGCTGAAGCAAGTCCTTGGACGGAGGTAGTAGAACGACCACTCCCTGTCCAGAATGAGGCGCGCAACACCACGTCTGAACAATTGCGAGATATGATGCTCACCAATTTGAGATACGCATCCTTGGAAATGTCAGGCGGCCGAATGGCAGCCAACTGTTTATTTCTCACTTCCAATTTGGCACTACTGCCGCAACATTACTTCAAACAGGATGAATTCAACACTGATTTTATTTATACTGATCCTGAAGCTAATGGGGGTAAGTTTACGGCCAAGTTGAGTAAGAGCACGTCGTATTTTGTTCCCAAAACTGACTTAGCCATGTGCTATGTCCCAAATGGAGGGTCCTTTCGAGATTTGTCGAAGTATCTTCCCGACGGGGAACTATCCAAGTGCGAGTTTCTGATATATCACAGAAACAAAGAGGGCAAAGTTTCCTCTGCCAATGGACTGGCAAAATTTGGATCCACAGGTCATTGTCTCACCCAGTTTTATGGGTTTGAATATGACAAGTATACGGGTACCACTTTTGCTGGTATGTGTGGCGCTACAGCCATTGCTGAACATAAACCTTTGATATTGGGTTTTCACTTAGGTGGAAAGGCTGATTCAAATGAAGGCTGTGCGGGAACGCTAACTCTTAGCCAGTACAAGGAAGGATTGGAGGCTTTGAAGAAAATGGAAGGCATTTTATTTTCAGGCTCAGCTGAACAGTTTGACAAAAATGTGATGGGAGTATCGATAATGACAAATAGACCATTACATAAGAAAAGCCCTGTCAAATTCATGCCGCATGGTTCTCAGATTTCGTGGCATGGTACTTGCATTGGACACTCTACATTCAAGTCCACTGCGAAACCCACTTTGATTTCTGAGCATGTGATGGATGTTATGGGAGCGCCAAACATTTATTGTAAGCCAATTGAATCCCCACAGTGGGAACCATGGCAAACATGTTTGGCGAACATGTCAGAGCCTGGGAAAATGTTCAGTCCCGAGTTACTTCATTGGGCTATTATCGACTACAAGTCCGAACTTATTCCCATTTTTAAACACGAGATGTGGAATGAGACACGACCTCTGAAGGATGTCGAAAATTGGAATGGAATTCCTGGAAAGAAATTTCTTGACAGAATCAAGGCTAATACTTCTATAGGGTTCCCACATGTTGGGAAGAAGGAGAAGTATTTAGTGGAAGTAGAGCCATTTGGTGATTATACCAAGGTCGTTGAACCCGAGGAGTTGGTCCAGAAGGAAATCGATCGTTTGTTGGATTGTTATAGAAAGGGAGAACGTGCATATCCTATAGCAAAAGCCTGTAAAAAGGACGAGATCCTTTCTAAAAGGAAGTGTCGTATATTTTACAGCAACCCCGTTGCCCTAACGTTTTTAGTGCGCAAGTATTTCTTGCCTATATTGAGGGTTTTGCAATTTTATCCTAAAGTCTCTGAGTGTGCTGTTGGTGTTAATAGTCATGGTCCTGAATGGAATGAACTACATGAACACATATTTACATTTGGGGACAAGAGATTAATTGGTGGGGACTACGGAAAGTATGACCAAAAGTTGCCATCTCAGTTACTGCTTTCTGCATTACGTATCTTGATTGACTTTGCTCGCTGTTGTGAGTATAGTGAGGAAGATTTATATGTTATGGAGGCGATGGCTGGTGATTTGGTGTTTGCTGTTATTGCATTCAATGGTG